AGAATTATCTAGAAGAAATGAATTAGGTACTGATACTACCACAAATAGAATACCTTTACATGTCGAGTCTATTAATATCTCTACTAATAAAACTGTACCTAACGTACCTGTTCCATTTACAGGGGCGATAAGAGGAGAATCTACTAATATAGCATTTGATATGGGTCTTGCTTCTAAAACAATAGATATACAAGGCGTTTTAACAGAACAAACTATATCTAAACAAACCTCATCAGGAAGTGTCAAACAAGTAGTTATGACTTCCTTTGAATTAGCACAATTAATACATTCATATGCTGATTCTAGTACTCTACAAATAGACCAAAATGTTAACAAAATATTATTCTTTTACCCAAGTAGAGTTGATAATAATTTTGATTATAGAAGTAATGTAACAGAAAACACTCCAATAGAAGATTTGCCAATATTACCTTTTACATTTAAGAACAGAGCATATGACAATGATTTTGCCTTTGGTACTGGAAATACAACAGATAGTCCATCAAAAGTTTTCGATGCTGCTACAAGTATAAGTGGTAACTATACAGGAGTTACAGGATTTATGCGTTCATTTACTACAAACATTATTGCTTCAGAATTTCCTAGTATTGGATTCAATTTAAACTTCGAAGAAGCAAAAGTAATAGGAGACAATTTCTTCGATTGAGGTGAAAAAATGGCTAACGTATATATTGGAGATTCTAAAGCATTAGTATTTCCTGTTATGTGTGATGGCTATTTGAAATTAGATGCCGATACAGTAGGTACAGCCACGTCTAAAGGCAACTTTTGGAATCATACTGATAACTTTACCATTGAGGCAATAATAACGCCATATGACGTTAATGGAAACGGACATGCTTCTGCTGATGTAGATACAAAAACATCTACAAGAACCCCACCAAGCCCTGCTGAAGATGAAACAGAAACTAATTTTCAAAGTGCTAGATATTTTGGAACGGGTGATTATACAAATCACATAACAAATAGATTGTCTCATAAAATGATGTTATTTTACAATAATAATTTTAAGTTTTATTTACAAAATACTACGACTACTAATTATAATCAACCTGCTGAATATAAATTGTGTGTAGATTTTACAAATACTTCGGGATTAACAACTACTGTTTCTAGTGATAGTCCTATTATAACTGCTGTTAATACTCTACACGGTTACTATGATGAGAATGGTTATTATGAAAAACATGATACTAGTTTGACTTTATTGGCTTCTGATGCTACTATTTCGGGAACTACTCTAACTTTCGGTAGTAGTGCTTCTACTAAAATGGATAAACTAGGAGCGCACAGTAGTGGTGGTACTGAAATATTCAATAGTAGCGGTGTTAGTTTAGGAAAAGTAATCAGTAAAAGTGGTACTAATACAACTCTTAGTACTTCTTCATCTTTGTCGGGAGTTTCAGTTTATGTTTCTCAACCTAGAGAAGCATTATATTTAGAAGAAGTTTACAAGGTTTCTTGTTCATACAGAAAAAACGGTCAAATAGAATTGTATGTTAATAATCAATCTATAAAAACACAAACTCTTACTACGCCCACTTTTGAATTTGATTCTACTTCTCTTGGTGGTGAGTCTAGAATAGGCAAAGGAGTTTCTACTAACCAACAATTTATGGGAGAACTTTTTGAAATCTCAATGCATAAAGGAAAAGAGCCAAGTTTAACACTCAATACTTTAACACCTAGTTACAGTAATATTTTATTTTATTATACATTTGGTGAGTAAATGACAGGTAGAATGCTATTTCCTTTGAATACAGGAGTTAGTGAATCTGATGTTACTGCTACTTATACAGATAAAGATGGAACTAATGCTAAAGCAAAGGCTTTCAAAAACGTTTCAGTTAATCCTACATTATATACAGTAGGTTTAGAAAGCGAAACTAATTATGTTTCTTCTTCTGCACCCACTACCTCAACATTATTCACCGAGATTAGAACAGAACCCAAGAAAGATGGTACAGTTCAGACAAAAATAGTGGCCACTACAAACAAAGAAACAACTCCGTCTTTCAAAGTAAAAATATATGATTCTAATTTAGCAGATGCGACTTTAACTAATATAAGAGCAACATACAATACTAGTAATACCCCTGCTGATAGAGTTGGTATAGATATAGAAAATTATGATTATTTTATAATTTTAAATCATGATATTGTAGATACTGCAAGTGGCTACGGAGTTGATTCTGTTAACGCACATTTTGCCAAGATAACTAGAATAATATCTTTTGATGAGTTCGGTGATGGGGTAGAGTTCAGCCCTAAATATGGTGGGGAAATACCAAAAGGAACTACTTTAGAAATATACAAAGGAGCAGCAAAAACAGATACAAGTTTGGTTGCAGTTTCATATGGTCTTAGGGGAGATAATTCTACTTCTACGAACAAGTATGATAAAATATGTAACGTAAACACACCCACGTTTTATTTTTACAATGATAGATTACAAGAAAAAGACCAATTAGATTATAATGAAAAATATAATGTTACTTCGCATAGAGTTTGGGAAAGTACCTTATCTACAATTTCTACTAGTGTTATAGATGCACATTCTATTTATGATTTAGGAAATAGCAGTAAACAGATTGAGTTCTCTACGGCCAAGAAAGCAAACTGGGATAAGTTAACAGAAGGAATGTCCTTGTTTAGTTATAATGGAACATATATTGGTAACGTAGAATCTTTGGGAGATGACGGAGGAGCGATTGAAAGTAGAGTTTATCACGCTAGATTAGATTTTGCTAGAATAGCATTAACTGCTACTAGTTTAGGTGGTTCTCTATCAGATGCAGATTTAAAAATAGGCCAAACAATACAAAATATAGTTTTCAAAACAGAAAAAAAATATGATAGTACAATACAGAACAAGGGAAGAGATGTATTAGATGCTATACTTGTAGATAATATATTAGTTGATGATGAAGATGATAATAATTTCAACCCTATTTTTTGGCATACCGCATTTCCTTTAATGAAAAGAAGCACTACTGATGAATATGCTTCTACGGGTACTGTTTGGGATAAAAGTAGTAATTTAAAAGGTCAATCTACTTATATTAAGTTTGAATCTGCTTCTCTAAAAAACGATAAAATACCTACAACATTAGATACAATAGTAAACAATCCCAAAAATAAAATGAGTAAAATGGCTACTGTTACTACTTTAGATAATAGCGGTACTCAACATTTGAAAGTTAAAGAAGATTCTAAAATGATAGTTAGAAATGGTTTATTTTCAGATAGTATGAAACTTAAAAAAATTGAACACAATGTAAGTTCTAGTTCTAATACTATCACTATAAATGGTTTAACGGGAGAATACGACTACGCTTCAATACTATCAGATAATACTATTTTAGAAATAGACGGTTATCACTATGTTGTAGCATCGGTTACTGCTAGAAATTATACATTAACAACTCAAACTTTTACAATAGATGCTAGAAAAACTGTAAACAATAATGTTTTTGTTGGTGGTAATACGGTTCATTCTTTTACTAATGTTGATTGCTACATAGTTCCATATTCTAATAATAAATTAAATGTTGCGTTCGCAGCAGATACAGAAGTAAGACACGACCAAAACGATAGATTAACATTAGATAATAGAACAATAGAAGTAGAAAATACAAAACTATACAATTCTAAATTGTCAATAACCAATAAAAGAGGACATGATTTAAGAGTAAATTATGGAGATAAAGTGCATAAATATTTGACTGTTTTAGAACCAACAAAACAATATTATCAGAAAACTCCTATTTCTAGAATGTATTATTATAATGGTAGTTTTACATTGAATGAAGAAATATTCAGTGGAAATGTAGAAGATATAGAATCTAAAAATGAAAACGGAATGATGACATACACTATTTCGGGTAGAGATGAAATTGCTAATTTACTTACTAGTACTGTAAATAAAAATCTAAACTTTACAGATGATATTGTTTATTCTACATTAAATCCTCACATTGATAATATTACTTCTTATCATAATTCAGCAGGTGCAGTAACTAAAGATGTCTCAACTAGTATTGTAGTTGATGGTGATGTAACGTTTACAAAATATACATTATTTTTCAACTCTTCTTATGAATTATTAGGAGAGTACAGTAGCCGTTCTTATTCAGGTGGTGGGGGAGGAGAAACAACAATTACATTGAAAGATAAATCATATGCTGCTGCGGAAAATAATACTAACATATATTATTACAATCCATTAGATACGTCTTCTAGATTTATTTCAGGAGTTAAAGCGTTAGCAACTAATGTTAATGAAACAACAAGACCTACTGATTTTACAAATACTTCCGAAAAAGGATTAATTTTTAACAATGGCTTGCACTTTACATACGATTCTAGTTCTGATACTTTTACATATTTAGATTTGAAATTAACTTCTAATAACGGTTCTTTTGAAACGGATGGTTCTTATGGTTATGATATATTAAAGCCGTCTAAAGTAAATAAAAGAACTATTGTTAGTAATGGCGTAAATGATGATGAAGACATGCCTTCAAGTACATATTTGTTAAAAATAGGAAAGGAAAAAGAAACTAATATAGAATATACACAAAAAAATATTGTATCTTCAGAAATGTTTCATGTAATAGATGTTAATGATGTTAATGATTCTAACAATATAGTAACTGTCGCTCCTAATTTCCCAATAGCATTAGGTGTACAAGATAATAATACCTATGATAATAGGTTTTTATCGCCAATAAATGACTCTCTTAGCCACCATGCAGGTTTTTATTTATTAAATAGTAATCTTCCTTCGGGTGGTTTCGTACATAAATTAAAACATCAATTTCAGCATTATTTTGCACCCGAAGATACTTACAAGTTTATTGATTTACAATCATTTGAAAATCAAACTCTAATACCTTATGATTCATATACTTCTAATAACATTTATCAATCTGCTAAAAGAAACCATAAAATAAAAGGATATACAACAGGGATTAAATTATTACCTAATGGTTATAGAGATATGGCAATTAATAATTCAGATAGGACTTGGTTCAATAGAGCAGATGGAACTAAAAATGTAGATACCACTATTACTTTAGGCAATATAAAAGATTTAGTTAATAATGATTGGAGAGCAAGACCATATTCTTTGTATGCAACAGGAGACCTATATCCTACTTCAAAATTAAGATTTAACAACATATCGTTTTCTAATAAATCTATGAGTGAATATGGTTTAATGTTTGAAAATAAAGGAACAAAGGGTACTCAAGTTAATCACGACCATACAGGTAAAACAAATGCTACAATTAGAGATGATAACGATTATGAAATATCAGAAATAAAAAGTTCAACTAAAACAACAGGCCAACTTAAAAGATGGGGTATTGTTAGATTGGTAGAAGCAACTTTTGATTGGCATTTTAATTCCGTAGATGCTGAATCTGTAAAGGGAATAGATGAAATCGAATTGTTAAACTTAAGTGAATATAAAAAATATAATAGTGGAAATACTAGTGATATAGATACCCATGATTTATATACACAAAAAGGAAATAAAATTAACAATTTAACAAAAATTTCTCATTCATTAAATATGTCTCAAATATATATGTTAAGTCCTAACTTTAAAACTGATTATTTTGATTATGCATTATTGAGTGGTAATGGTAATGATTACGACCCTCCAAACATTTTATTACCAATAATTAGTGATGGTGGTAATTTAGAAACAATAAACAGTATAGATGTTGTAACGGATTCTGCTTTTCATGTAGAAAAAATAACAGGAAGTACTCATACTGTACAAATGAAACATACTTCTAAAGTATTGTCTGCTTTAAGTAAGCCATTTTTAAATAATCACGATACGTTATCAGACCAAACTCCTTTTGATATAAATTGGCCTAGTAAAGATATTTATGAAAATTGTATTGCTGTTTTTAAGGATATGAAAACTGGTAAAGATGGAAGTGATACATTACTAAAAATAACTAGTAGTCCTTTGGAATTAGACACTTTTGATAGTTTAAGTACTAATCTAGGAAATAGGTTAAATAACGGACAGCCTACTGCTAATATTATAGTTAATGAATCAAATAATAACACAAGTTCTAGTAATAATATGGTTTTCATAGGAACAAAAACTAAACACTATCCTTTTGATAATAGAGAAGGATATGATACAGATTTAGAATCAGACACAAGAGTAGCAGCACATTCTGTTGCAGCATCGGGTTCTAATGGAGAGTTATATTCTGCACAAATGTTTTTGAAACCACAGTTCAACATAACTTCAGATTTAGCATTAGGTGCAGAAATCACGTTTACTATGAATACTAGTTCTACACATCATTGGTTAAACTTTGTACCTAATCTTACAGGATATTACATTGTCGGAAGTAAAACAATAGATGGAAACTTTTTACCTACTTCTGAAAGTGGTACAATTGTAGCGAAGGGAACGCCAAATTATATCGGTAAAATATTATCTCATACTGTATCGGGAAGTCCCGATGCACATGTATTAACATTTGATAAGGCAATAGATGTTTCAGAAGACGGTACTTATTTTAGATTGATGAGATTATCTGATACTGTCTTTGAAGAAACTCCCGATTATTTTGAAGTAAACGTTATGCACGATTCGGGATTAAAATACGATACGATTCCCGAAAATCTTAGAACGGGAGAAAATACAAATAAAGACCAATTTGGTGAAGGTATATATTCAATGTATATGTTGTTGAATATAGATGAAACTAATACATATTTAGAAAGAAGAGATTTGGCGAATATAACTTCTAGTTTATTTTCTAATGGGGATGAAATTAACTGTTATATTACCGATGGCAATAATTCACAAATTAAATCTTTGACAGTTACATTTGATAATTCCGGCACTGATAAGACATTGAAGTTTGAATATGACGGTGTGTTAAACGGTGATGGTTGTGTTTCCTTTGGTGAAACGTTTGAAATTACCATACCTAAAAAATTATCAATAAAACCAACAAAATGTTATTTAGGAACTACATTTAGTATTGGTGGG